AAATTTTAATGTCGTAGTTCATAGTTTTATTTCTTTAGGTTTTTGATGTCAAGCATCCAATAGATGCCGTAAGTAATAACGGAAAGTAATGCGATGGCGATAGCCAAATCTTGTAGGATCTTCATTTGTTTTCGGTCTCAGATTTACAAGCAAGGATTAACCAAAAGGATGCGAATAGCATAGAGGGAAGTGCTGAAGCAAAATCACAAGTTAATACTGAATAGACAAAGTTGATTGTACCAAGCAATCCGAAGATAAGTGATGCGTTAATAAGTTGCTTTTTCATAGTTAGATTACATTAATTTGTTTGAAATAGTTAAGGACATCAGCAATGGTAATAAATTCACCAAGAGGAATCTCATTCATATAGTCAGTAGAATCAAATAGAGCATACTGAGAATAGTCATCTTTGTAGTCAGAAGGAAAGAATAATTTGTAGTCAATTCCATCGATGTTGAAGGCACAAGAAGGTGATGCATCATTCCCATAGGAATCGTTTACCACTTTAGTTACTGATTGAAATTCGTAGTTAAGGATTGCGATACAATTGTTTGCATTGGCGTTCCAAAAGAAGGTGCTTATTTCGTTAGTCATATTTTTATTTGTTTTTGTTTTTAGAATTTAATTCGATGATTGCATAGATGTCAAGACCTATGGAGAATGTGATGCTGACTGCGATTAGGATACAATAGAAGGTTATCATTATGAGGGTTGTTTTAGTTGATGGGAGCAGACTCGAACTGCTTGTATGCCTTTACATTCCCATCACGATATGCTGAACTACAATGCCCATATATTGCAATGGCGATAATTGTAGTGCTGAAATTTTCGCAGATGCAAAACCAGAGATAGTGCATTTTGAAATTTTTCAGTATGTCAAAGAACGATTCAGTGAATTCTCGGTTGGTGATGTCTCCATCCCCATTTACATATAGACCTTGCTTTGCTTTCACCCCACTCCACTACCTTGGGATACTTACAATCTCAGCACCTATAAACCTACTGCGAATTCAAAGAACGAATGGCGGATGTGGTTGGTAATGCTCCAACCCTTGCTCACTTGAGACATCCATCCCCAAGGGGATTAGGCAAGGAATGGTTGGTCGAGCAATGCCCTTACCGAAGCCATCAATTGCTCAGCGGTAAATGAATTCGCCTCATCCATTGCATCACGATATGCATCTTGACTGAAATCACCAACCAATGCATTGTGCAAGGCAGTAGAAAGGAGGCGAGCAAATCGCATTTGACCTTTCTTGGTTGTGCCTATGGTGATGCGACATTTCAAATCCTCCGACATTTTTACTGAGTCAACAAGAAGCACATCATTGGCAAGCAATTGAAATTCGAATGGGGTGCGCAGTGATAACCCCTTGCCATTGCCATTCATTTTGGTCATTGTGATGGTGCGGTAGAAACGATGTGCCAATGCACCCACTACCATACCGAATGTCTTGCCTTCGAAATTGTCATCCAATGTGATGGCGTGACGATAAACTTGTTGACCATCTACATTCTGAGAAAGGATGATTTGAACTTTGGCGTTGAAGTTAGCATTTGGGGTTGTGTTTGTGGTTTTCATATGTATGTGTTTATGTGTTTTGCTTGAGAGGATATTCCGATTTGGTTCTGCAAAACTATGGGAAAAGGGATATTCAAGTCAAGAACTATTTTTGCTTTTGATGAAATTTAGAATGATTCTAAATAATATTTCCAATGTTTGCAAGGGTTGAAACCAAACTCTCACCAAAAAAGCTTCGTGTATGTATGTGGGCAAATGTGGATGTATGTGGGCAGATGGATGTGGCAAACAAAAGGGAGATTTCGCATTCAAATGTGGATGCATCCAAATCAAAAATCAGATGGATGTGGTATGCTTACTTCCGATGGGTGCATAGGTATGCAAATGCAGATTTTGTGGTGGGCAGATGGGCAAAAATTTGAAAAAGGCAAAAAACAGTGGTGCAGTATATGTGCAAGCCCAATGGTAGCAAGGGTTTGCAGTATACACATCCGTTCAAATGTGTATGGGTAAAAGCAGATTTTAATATCGTAAAGATCCGATTAAGGCAATGATGCTTTGATGTTGCATTCGTAAATCGTTGAGAATCAAGAAGATAGGGGGGGTATTTTTTTTTCCGCACGCCCGACTAAAAAAGCGTTATATAACCTTCACCACTCGCATAAACTTTATTCTGCACAATAAACCGCCTGGCTATATTAAGCAAATCCAACTTTATAGTGGGGGGCTATTTTTTGCGGTAGGTAGTGTTTTTCGCTACTTTGTGCAACAGGGTGCTGCATAAATTTTTCGGAAAAATTCAGGCAAACATTTGCCACTAGCGTCAGTTTACTGGCATTTGTTAGTTACTGCCAAAGTCGGTAGTAAAAGAGTGCCAAAAGCGGAAGTGGTATAATACCGCTCGGTATAAAATCAAGAAAAAAAACCCTTGTGATACAATTATACTCCCGTTCGGTAATGAGAATAATGGGCACATCGTATGAAAAGTAGGCGCATATAAAAGAAAAAGTCCCACGAGCAGATCTTACGGTATGCAGGTGGGAACTTTCGGTCTAGGGAGACTATCCCTAGGGGGGTTCTTTACAAAGGTACTATTTCCAGACTACAGAGATATCAGCAGCACGGACAATTATCTTCTCCTCTCCTTCTATATCTATGTGTTCTGCGTTCCTGAGGAACATAAGGTTGACTGAGACCCGATCACCAACTTCTATGCCCTCTACTTCATCACCTATGGCGAATACTTCTAGCTGGTTCCACTTCTTCATCTGCTCTTCTTGCAACTCTTTTTCCAAGGCAGCATTTACCTCAATGGCACTCTTCTTAATTTCGGGCGGAGTAAGCAATACTCTCTGGCCCCGTACAATATACTTTGTCATAATTTTTCTGCTTCAGTATCGTTCTTTTCGATTAGACTTATTGCCTCCTTGATGGCGTACATATCGGTTACACTGAGACCTGTCTGACGTAAACCTGTCTGAGCCCCCATATCTGTTGTGGCCTGCTCCAAAGAAGCTGCACTCGCTGGGTAGTTATCCATATGCCGACCCATTGCCACCTTGACCAAATCATCCTTGGTCTGGCGGATCGCCCACAGGTATGTTTTCATATACCGTAGGTATTGCTTCTTGTCTATCTTAGGACTTCTGTGATTCGCTTTCATCTATGGTTGCAAATATACGGTAAGCAATTTGAGGAACAATGGCGTTACCATAGCCCATTATACTTTCTTTTCTCCACTTAGGAAAGGTAAGTCCGTCCAATTCAGTGGGAAGCCCATCATCTCCGCTACAAAGTGGGGATTTAATTGGGAACCAGTCCCAAGCTTCGGATGGTCCACCTTGTTGGGGATGAACATTGTCAGTTGTCTTAAACTCATTTGGAGATTTACGTTCTTCTCTTTGTGCCTCTGAGACCGAGCCAAGTACGTTTCGGGTTTCGCTGCCGTGTTCCAATCGTAACTGTTCGGTGTTGGAAGCATCCCCCTCTTGTAAATGAACCCCGATGCTACTTCCTGTGCTAGTGTCCCGGAGTTTCCGAATCGCTGCTCCTTCTTGCTCAGGTTCTCGCTGTATGCGTCCATCGCTGCTGGTGTCTTTAGCAATAATCCAGACTCTGTCTCGCTTGTGCGGTGCATTGATGCCGACAGCTGGAAGTACAATCGTTTGGACTTCGTATCCTTCACCTTCCAAGTCAGCGTACACCTCTTCGAGAACCAATCCGTCCGACCAACTAAGGAGTCCACGAACATTCTCCCCCACGACATACCTTGGTCTGATGTCTCTGATTGCTTGGAGCATATAGGGCCAAAGATGGCGATCATCTTCTTTTCCCATCCTTTTTCCTGCTGTGGAGAAGGGCTGGCAAGGAAATCCCCCGGAGAGTACATCGATTTTTCCTCTCCAAATTCTAAAGTCAGTTGTCTTGATATTGTCATAACTTTGGGCCTCAGGCCAATAAAAACTACATAATTGTCTACTAAAAGGATTGATGTCGCAGTGGAACTGATTCTTCCATCCCATCCACTCGGCTGCCAGATCAAATCCTCCGATCCCACTGAATAAACTACCGTGATTCATAATATTCTCTTTTAAGTTTGTCCATTATCTCCATTGCCTCATCATAGGTCCTCATCTTCTTCCTGTCCCCAAACTCCCATAACTGATGACATTGCGAACAGTATATCATAAAGTTTTCGGGATGATTTCTCAGACTCGGATAACTTCCTTTGGTAATGATATGCGAGATGAACATCGGACTGAAGTGTGGTAGATGTATCCCACATTCCTGGCAAGTGTGTGGCCGTGATGACCACATTTCCTTGTACCACACTATATCCTTTTTGCTCATCCAATTCTGAAGACTCTAGATCCTTTTGAATTGGGTCTCCAAGTGACCTTACCCTCTTCTGAGGCCAAAATCATATTGTTACCCATATAATTCTTGATGTAATTCGAAGCCTCTCGCTTCTGTTCCTCCATAGTAGAAATCTCAGCGTTCTTTTCCTTGTACTGGCGAATACATTCGTCAATCTCAGGAGTAGATACAATCGATACCTCTTCAGGATTCTTATACTTCTCGTTTAAGAATTCAGCATAAGCCTCAGTTCCATCTGGCGGTGGGGCGAACTCATCGTAATCCTCACCCAACTCAAGAGCCAAACGACCTGATTCAACACGATTCCAAAACTCCGCTGTTACAGTGCCAATCATATCGATCATCTCCTGATCCCTCTCGAACTTGTGAACCTTTAGATTCCTGCCATCCTCAAGAGCAACAAGATAACCAGTATCAATACCAAGACCCATAAGATACGTTTGGAGTTGTAAGTAATAAGACGGAGGTACGCCACCTGCCCATTGCTTACTGCTCCAGCCGCTAATTGTCTTAATCTCAATAACAGCTTCCACATTTTCCAAGTTAATTCTACCATTGCGTATTCTTAAATTTTTTGATGTTATTTGTAATCTGTCTGGAGAGAAGAATAAATGGGGGTAAAGAGGATTCACAACATAACCAACCGGCTCGTACAAATTGCGAACCTTAGTCTGTGCATCATAATTGCGAAGCATACTTTCATCATCACCATCCCAATACTCAAATATCTCAGCGACAGTCTTTTCCAAGATAGTCCCCATAAACATAGGAATATTCGGCTCCACCTTCTGTGGGATTAAACCAATCTTCTGATAATACAGTTCTGCTGGTGATTTCCAAGAGTTAACACCCATCAGGGTACCAATCTCTGAGGCCCCAAGACCACGAGAGCGGAATGCAATCCACTCATCGTATGCCTTGTCCTTATTGATTTGAATTATCTCAAGACCCATTCCTCGAACTTCTCGGCTGTTTCCAAAGTGAATTTTTCGAACTCGGCAACTGAAAAGTCTCCACTTAATCTTGGTGCGATGATCTCAACAAAATTAAGTGCTGCCTTTAAGCTCGATTGTCTGACGATGGAACGCTGTTCCTGCCCATAGTGTTTCATATGAGCAGGTTCAACTTTCGCACCGATTTTGTTAGCTAATGCCATATCGTGTACGCCTCTAGACATTAGAATGGGAGATCATCATCGTCAGGAATATTGCTGTTAACAGCGTAGTCCTTAACGATATCATTTGGAACAGCAGGAGCCAAGGTAGCCGAAAATTCGTTTACCCTGTCTACACGATAAGCCTCAACTTCAGACCAATCAACAGAGATAACCTCTCCTTTTTTGTTCTTCAGTTCTTCAGGAGAAGGAACACCTTCTTGACCTACCTTGAATGACCATTTGATAATCTCTCCGTTCTGTTTCAAGAACAGGGCAGAACGCTTTTTGTCCTCAACGATTTTCAAAGAAGGAATGAATTCCACCTTCTGATGAGGATTCAAAGCACCACAGCAATGAGCAAAAGCAATGAAATAAGAAGTCTGCTTACTAGTAGCCTCTTCGCCTTTCATCTTGATTTGCAATTGATACATTTGGTCATCTTCCAAATTGATACACAAATCTGTGCCATACTTGTGTTCCCTGGTACTAATACCACGGATGTAACCTTCTACTGAGTCGAACAAGATGTACTTTTCGCCTTCTTTCTTTGCAATCTTACCTTCTCTGATGGTAAGATAAACTAACGGGGTTGTTTTTTCTTTTAAAGCCATAACTATTGTGAGGCGAATATACTATAGAACTTTGTAATTACAAATTTTTTTTGTAAAATTGTAGAATATTATGAACAACGAATTAAAAAGCAGAGTGCTTGATTTAAAAGCAAAGTTGAAGCGTGGCGATATGGCTCGTATCGTGGATAGAACTTCTCGCCTAGGCGTGCAGAAGTACGATGTCTACAATATTCTGAATGGTAAGTCTCTGATTGACCAGCAGAAGTTAATCATCGTGATGCGTGAAGTGAAGAAGTGCATTGAGGAAAACGAAAGATACCTACAAGAGTTTGAAATGAAGATTTCAACCTGATGACCTTCGATGAGCTAGAACAGAAAATAGTCGGCATCAAGAAGAGAGGACTGAATATTCTAGTTGAAAACGAACTGATCACCAAGGTTAGGAAAGAATACTATGAGACGCAAATCAATAAAAAGGTTGAACACATATCGCACCGATTCCGGGAAAATGTATTCTTTCTTAACAAAATCCACAAAGAGAACTGTTCGGCCCAAAAGATTAAACATTATATGGGTGTTGATATCGATATCAGCATCAATAAAGTGCTTTACGAACAGAAGGCGTTGTACTCGCTAAAGCACGCCTACATCATTTCTGAATTCTTCGGGCTTCCCGTAGAGTTATTATTATTTCAGGACTTAGAGCCCAATTATGAAATCCTCTCAAGAGAGTACAGTAATCTTTTCAAACAAGATCGAAATTAAACCCTTGTCAGTTAACGAAGCCTGGCAAGGTAGGCGGTTCAAAACCGAGAAGTACAAAAACTACGAGAAATTACTTCTTTTCAGTTTACCACCATCCAAAACCAATTGGGATAAGATACCCATAGAACTCACCCTGTCCATCGGATTCAGCAA